ACGCAAACTGTACCACAGATTCGAGATCGGATTGAACAGCCACATTTGGCCAGCCACGGTTTTGATCTTCTGTGCCGCTGCTACTTTCTTGATGGCCCAATTTTTCTTCCAATAGATTTTCCATACTTCCTCTGCTTTCGCAATGCTAATGTCGGCAGTGAGGGCGAGACGAGGCGGGCCAGCACCGTACTGACAGGCGTAATTGCCATTCTTGAAAATATCACGGATCGGCTTGATTGATTTGTCTTCTCCTGACTTATAGCGTTGAACTTGTTCCACACTAACCTCTCCGCCAAGGAGAGCCAACGAGAGATGCGGATCGTAGTCATCAGTAGACATTTCCTTTACGTATTCAGGGTCATAGGGATAGATGAAATGTTGCTTGAGCCTGTCTTCTAGGCCGCTCATATCAGAGCCGCATAGTTCCATTCCTTCCCTAGCAATCAACGCTCCACGAATCTCTTCTCCATAAGGCTTGTTAACCTTCGGTAGGTTAACCACAGTCTTATGTTTAAAACGGAGAGTGTTGGTTAGTCCTGCTATCTCTGCCTTTACAAATCCTTGTTCATCAGCAGAACTAACGAACCCATTAAGAATGCCGATGCGATGAGAGACGACGCCAAGGTCAGCCAAGGATTCGATAGCTGGCTCCAACTGCTGTAGGCGTACCACAGAAGGGCAAATCCCGCCCCCATGCTCAAGATTGATCTGAGGAATCTTTCTAACATTGCCGTCTTCTTCCTTTACGAATTTAAATGTTGCGGGTTTCCATCCGAGAGAGAACAACCAATCCTTGACCTGCTGATGCGAGCCGGGATTAGGCGCTTCGCTCCCCACAACTTCCTTGACAGGTTCGTTGTGGTCGGGTGGTAGTTTCATTTGTTCTAATAGATGAAACCAACGACTTCCTGCTACGGAATAGGTTCCATCCTTCTTGTATGGCTTCTCAGGTCGCTTACGGAGGGCATACACGGGCATTTGGGGCATGACAGCACCCAGCGTAGCCAGTTTATCTAAACGCCTGTCAGTGAGCTTCTTAAGCGATTGTAGAGCATAGTCCTTGTCTAGTCGCCATTTGCTGCGTTCTTGCTCACGAGCACAGTCCATCTTGAAGGACAAGTATTCAATGAGCTTCTTAGCTTCTTCCCAACTTCCGTAGATACGCTCAAGTAGAGAACGTTGCTTCTTCCAGAGTTTGACATTGATCTTGACATCTTCCTCACAACGATGGATGTATTCTTCTACAGAAAGGTTCTTCCAATCATCTACAGGAGGTTTGGGGACATTGAAATCACTGCCCCAAGAATCAAGCCCATGAATGTTCCGATCAGGATAGAGATACCAAGAAATAGGAAGAGTGTCGACCAACTGAGTTTTGTTTCGGGGTGTAGCCACCAAGCGAGTAAGCAAAGGAACATCATAACGAATAATGTTATGACCGATAAGGACGTCAGCATTTTCAATAAATTCCTTTATGTCATGAGTGGAAGTAAGCGATCTATGTTCGCCAGTGAGAAGGTTATGATAACTAAGACAGTGAATACGAGTAGCTTCATCTAGTAGGCCATCTGCTTCTATATCAAATACATATATATTCATCTAACCTGCTATTGGAATTTGACGTTCTAATTCAGCAATATATTCTTGCTCATCTTGAAGTTGAATTTTAAGTTCTTCAATCTTCTGTTTCAATTCGTCACGTTCTTTTTCTAAATTACTAATTCGTTCTTCCATATTAGAAATCCAATCACTTGGCATCTTTATCTCCTATATTATATATGTATATATAGATATACTATTATATATGGTATAGAGATTAACATAATACTAATACTTGTTCTTACTATAAACTCCATACATATCATTTCTATAACGATGGATAATCTGTCTTACATTACTATGAGACAGTCCAGTATATTCAGCTATATCCCTAGTCTTATAACCATAGAGAAGAAACATAGACAACACTTGCCTATGTGTATTCTTCTTCATATCCCTAAGAACTACAACTGCTGTGATCTTTTCTCGGCGATACGGAATTAGTTCTGTACCGTCGTCGTCCATCAGTTCCTTCGAGACACCTCTGTCTCGTTCAATCTCTCTTACATCGTTGAGAACGTTACGTAAAATTCCTTCAAACCATTTGTTGAATTCATCTTTCTTCTCATCGAATGTAGCGTAATACTTCAAGGCACGAGTGTAAGCTTCCTGTACACATTCCTCAGCAACAGCCTTGGATTGATTAGGAGCCTTCCATGTCGTCCTCTTTACCAACCTACTATAGTTTTCTACGTAGTGGTGTCCGATGATTTCATTCCTCGACATAGGTTTCACTAGAAATATATTGTTCTTCAAGAACTGCTTCTACCCAGCCATCAAGCCAAGCATTCCATTCTTCGGGTTCTTCATGGTAGTGATATGGGTTTTCATCTTCACCAAATCCTTGCCACCTTGCAGCCTTACCTTCATCAAAAGGGGTCATTACAGCTCCTCAAATTTAGTGTTGTTATGGTTCCAATACAAGCCAAACCTACCTGTCTCACCGAACTCTCGGTCTTCAAGAAGAACCAAGTCTCTCCGGTTCTTAACCGCTTCATCAACTACATCAGGGTCTTTATTCCCTTCAAGTCCAAGCATCATATTACATGAACGCATCATAGCTCGACTACCAGCAAACTGTGCTGAATATACATTACCACCAGACTCATGAGGGCAGTTACCAAGACCGATATACTTGCCGTCATGATAGTATTTCTCACGACGTTCCTTGGCTATGTTACCTTCAGGTGCTTTTAGATGACAAAAGATGAAGATGACGATATTGTAATCCAAGGCCATAGCCGCCAAATCTTGTGCGATTTCTTGGAGTTTAGTATTAGCCTCACCAGAGTCAATGCCATTTGTGAGGTTGGTGATAGGATCAATAAAGACAGCCTTAGCTCCCCAACCGACAGCCGCAATAATATCTGTTTTGAGACTTTCCCACCCAAGATGCTGGTAGAGATTGACCATAGCAAGCTTCCCCTTAAGAGTCTCACCTGCTTTGTCGTATGCATCGTAATCAAACTCCTTATCAGGATCATGGAAATATTTACCAGCAATCTTACCTGCCAGCAGCTTATAGGTTTTCTTGTTTCCTTCTTCTGGCTTGGCCATAAACACTTTGATACCGTGATGTTCAATGAAATGAGCAGCAGTTGCATTAAGCAACTCACTCTTCCCCATCTTCACACCAGCACCGATATAGATTGTTTCTCCGTATCGAATGCCACGGGTTTTAGCGTTCAAATGTTCCCAAGGCCAAGTCAAATCACCGTACTTGGCTACCTCACGAGCTTCCTCGTGGAGAGATTCACCAAAAACAAGACGTGTATTCTTAGGCTTCTCTGCATTAAACATCACAGCGTTGAAGCAAGCCTTAGCAAAGCCATCAATCAACGCCTGATTAGCATCCTTACTAGGAAGCTTAGCAGAGATTGCTTCTGGCAACACCTTCATAACTTCTTCAACTGCTTCTTGACCAGCTTTGTCCTGATCAAACGCTAGAACTATTTCTTTCCATCGTCCTTTGATTTCGTTCTTGAAGCGTGCCAGAAAGCGAGGAGCCCCAGCAGAACCAAAAGGAATAGAGATAATAGCGGGTTTATTATCAACCCACTCAGACTTAGTGAACCTATCAACAATACGAGATAGAGCAATCGCATCATCCTCTCCTTCAGTGATGATTAGTCTCTTGCCCCCTTGTCCTTTGGCTATTTCCCAACCAAATGGATCGCAGTCCTTCATTTCACCGATGGACCACATCTTCTTCTTCTCCCCATTACGGGGGATAAGCTTAGCCTTGTAGGCTACTACCTTACCGGCCTTTGTATATGGATAATAAACTACTTCTGGTGTAACACCATCCGCTTCAGATACAGCAACTCTGACTCCGAAAGTTGCCAGCGCCTCTGCCGAGAGCTTCTTGTGATCAAGGGCAAGGGCCTGATAGCCTCCGATTTCTGCAATCTCAACATCAATCTGTTCCTTAGTTTTAGGTTTTGGTGCTTCAATTGTGTTAGCCATACGAGGCTCCCCGAAGGGGTTGGCTTCATATGTAGCACAAGCAAAGCAATAACCTGAAGTTGTTCCGTCTTCCTCTGCGAAGACCTGCAAGCCATCCCTACTACCACATGAGTGGGGAAGCTTCACGAGACATTGTCCCAATTAAATTCCTTATGTAGAGATACCTAGAAGCTTTTTAGCTTCTGCAATACGCTGGTTCTTATAATAGTTTTCACGCTGTACTCGGACTTGTTCTTCACCATCAGTTTCTAAGCGGAGGAAATAAACTTCCAAATCCACAGATGCAGAGCCGTATTCTTCACGAGCATCCAGATCAATAAGAACTTCTTCAGGATTGGGGGCTGTTGAAGCCACCTCTTGTAGAGTTTTAATGAACGCACTCAATGTTGCAGCGTATTCCATTCCACCTTTGTGGAGGACGTGTCGAACTTTCTGTTTCATACCAAATCTCCTAGGTCTGGAGCCTTGTAATTAGGCCCCTTCAAAACTTTACCATCGTCCCTGTAAATAGGCTTACCGTCGTCACCGAGCTTGCTCATATTACTTTCATGAACGCGCTTAAAAGCTTCGATAAGTTGACTACCAAGCCCAAGGGAGACGAATGTTCCTAGTAGTACATATAGGAGATCGGCTCCCTCTTTCAAGAGGTTGGGAGGGATTTTTCCATTAGCATACCCATTCCACAACTCATCGTACAACTCATCACATTCCTCTTCATGTAGATCACAACGAAGATGAATGAATGAATTCTTATTGATTAGATTAGGTTCATCAACCGGATGACCAAACGCTCGATGGAATTCCTCCATCATTTTCAGTTGTTCATGCATCACAAACCTCCATCTTCATCGAGGATATTACCCCAAGATTTCACCCACTCTTGCCATCGTGCCATTTCAAAATCAACTGAGCCACGATCATCAGCCTCAAGACAATAGGTTAGAGATGCCTTCAACCTTTCTACAAATTCCTCAGCAGAAGGGGCTGGTATATTTTTGTCAGAAATTGTACTCTTCCCGATCATCAATTAACTCCCACCTTCTGTTCATTAACTTGTGGTAGAATGGTTCTGTTTCCCTCCACAGAAAGCCGGGCAATAGTATCAAAAAGCCACTCATAAAACTCACTAGCTTTAATTCTACGTTTTTCCATAGTTACACTCTCATGATTGAAACTTTGTTTCAACATTTAAAGGCTCCTCCGAAACGGGTTGGCACTCGTATCCTTATACATAGTCCAGTCAGTACAAAAAGCAAGAGGCTGGATAAGACGAACACCATCCTTCACCATTTGCTTATAACCGGGCACCATGAACAGGTCTGCATATTCACCAAGAACAGTACGAACGAACTGAGCTTCACCACCCATACTCATGAGCTTAGCTACCTCAGCGGGGTTCTCAAAGTTCTTAGCACTCAATCGTACACGATCGATAATCTTAACCCAAGTGAAGATAGCATTGAGATCAGGCGTACCACGCATGGCCCTGAATTCAATAGAGCCATACTTGAACAGAGAGCACGGATTGAGGGAGCAATAACGAATGTTATCATTCTTCAGATTACCGAATTTGTGAGTACGTGCACTATCTACCAGCTCATCGATGATGAACTCAGCATCCTTAGCACGGAGACAGAAGTGATTACCTTCTCGCTGCTCCCCACAGAACTTGAGAAGGAGTTCTTCGAGAATGAAATACGTCACCATGAAAGTGAACAATTCCTTTGGCGTATAATCCTGCACATTCACATGCACATGGACACCAGAGGTCTGAGTTTCTTCCACTACAGTCTTGAGCTTCTTGTACTGAGCATCAAGATAGTTGAGAGCTATCTTCACCCCTTCGAGGGAGGAGGGCTCATTCATGACGTATTCCTTAGCCTCAAGACCAGCCTGAAGGCTACCATCGTTATGAACTGACCAATAATCATCAAGGTCCATAGGAAGCTTACGCCCCTCTGCCTCAATCTCAACTGCGTATCGTCCTTCCTTCTCTCGAAGGCCGGGGATGATACTAAGAATAACGTTCTTCATTTCAACCTCCACACGTACAGTTATTACCACAATAACAACCGTCCCAAGTCCAACGATTATCTCGTAGCTTTTCAAGTTTTGTCTGCCACTCCAAATAGTATTCCTTAGAACGGTGATGAGTACCAAAACTCAGAATTATCTCGTGGAGAGTTCCTAATTCTTCATCAGTAAAATAAAAATCCTTACCCTTCTTCATTTACAAACTCTCCTCTAGTGCCTCTTTCGTCCACCAATAATCATCAGCGAGCTTATACTCACGACGAACAGGGTCGATCATTCGGCCAATCAAATACTTACCACGATGATAAATATTCCATTCAATATCCATAGCGAAGTGACGACACCACGCCTTACTGAAAATCCTCTCCTTACCATTAGTGAGGGCCTTAACTGTGTCCCCGTAGGTAGGATAGATTCCCTGAATAGTAGCCCCCAACACTTTAGACGGAATCTTTTCACGAACACGAAGATCATCATCCTTTGTGAATTCAATCCAACGAATATTCTTCCATCGTGCTCCCTGCTTCCAATCATTACGCATTGGAGAACGAACAAGATAGGGAGAAGTCCCATTAGTATTGGCATAGCCGAGAGGAACAGGATTGATGTCTAGTTCATCGTAGTTGAAGATGACATCCTTACCAGAGAGGAGTTCCTTAGCCACCACTTGCTTCTGAGCAATTTGTAGCACTTCTACTGCTGTCCCGTCCTTACGACGGACGAACGTACCAACTACACGATTTACTGCATACGCTTCACTGTCGTAGTTACGCATTCTGAGCACCAATTTCAGCAAGGAAGGCTTCAACATCAGCCTCATCTTCTCGAATCTGTCGAGCTATTTCAGCACCCTGTGCACGACGAGGGGCGGCAGGGGGCATTTCTCCAGCGAGATTCCATGGGTTATTAATGAAGCCTAAACCACCAGCACCAATTTCAAAATCAACAAGACCCCTCTTCACACCACGCTTCTGCCTAGCAAGCTCAGCCTTCTCAGGACCAACAGCATGTGTGTGAGCATTATTCACCCAATTGTTGTAGGTCTTCTTGAGGAGATCGGTACGGCCTACAGTATACTGTGCATACTCATAACCATAGCGGACATCGTTCTGATTAATAAGACGTTGAGCTTCACCTTGACCAATAACCTTATTATAATCCATACCACCAATCAACTGGTCATAACTCCACTTGATGTCCTTGAACAACTCCTGACGGATAGCAACAGAATCAAGCCAGAAGTTACTAAGCACACGATACTCAACACCATAGGGCTTAGGACGATAGGCACCGGCCTTACCATACAATTCACGACGACGAGGATCAGGATCGTACACTAGTCCCTTCAGACCAATACCAGCATCAAGCTGGATGGTCATCATCTGACAGGCTTCGATGTGCTCAGGGTTCTTGATGTCCTCATCCTCAGTCCAACCAAGATGGAAGTGACCAGATGCTGTACGGAAGTTCTTAGCAGCATCAGGAGGATTGTTAGCCTCACCAGTATAGGCATTAAAGTCAGGATCACAGCCAAGAGCACGAGCCTCTTCAGGCTGTTGCTTAATATAATTAGGATCAAAATCAGCCACAGGTACGAGCGAAAATTCATATTCCGGACTCACCATTGCACGAAGATGCCGCATAACGCTCTGATAGTTACCTTCAAACTCTTCAAACGTTTCAGCGGGATTGATATTAATCTCCAGAGCCATGCCATCAACCTGCACAGCACCACCCAAAACCTTCTGAGGGCTCTTCTTAGTACCTTCAATCAATCCATAAGCAGAGATAAACTTACCGTCCTTCTTAACAAAGAATTCAGGATCAGCTCCAATGAGCAACTTGTTAGACATATATTTCTCCTTCGATTACTTCTTATTGAGACGCTTAAAAGCATCATCATTACGATGACGATGATCACAGAGCTGACAGATAAACTGCTTAGCTCCAACCCACACCAACTTATCTACTTCACTAGGTGAGGGCTCTTGTCCACATTCAGTACAGCCCGGCTTAATGGCAGCCATATACTGAGAGAATGTTAGGACACGTCCCTGATAACCAGTGTATTCCCTGTTGGTGTCCCACTTATTACCAAAGACAATATCAAGCTCCTCATTCAGAGCCTTCCTAATCTCTTCAGCAGTCTCAACCTTTGACTGCTTAGGGACTAGAGGGACAACGTTTGAATACTTCTTGTTATCAACAACGATTACTTCGTACTTCTTAGGGTTGGTGTTAGCTGCTACAATATCCTCAACAGAGGGAGCATTATCCATACCCTCAGAAATAGTACGCATATCGAGAGTGATGTAACGGTCCCACTTTTCCTTGATCGGGTCCCAATTACAAACAGCACTCTTCACACGACCAAGATAGAACTTCTGGCTCTCAACCCATTCGTCATGACGAGGATTGTGTTCACTGTAGATACGAATTTCATACAGGTTGTTGACACGACCGCTGTCACAAAGGACATGAGCCATACTACCCTTGGGCTTACGTTCACCGAACGTCTGGAAAGGAATTACCTGACCAATCAAAGACTTAGTAGCATTGTCAATGAATTCATTAGCTACACTACCCGTCTTAGTCCCCGTAGACGGCCCCCCAGAAGTCGTAGTAGGCGGGCGTGCCGTACTCTGGGAAGAGAGAAAAGGGGCACTACCTTCCCCTCCTCCGTGCTTGAAGGCGTTGCCACCTTGGGATACGAAAGGGGGCGGCACAAAGCCCTTCACCTCCTCTTCGACAAACATAAGGTTGCCATCAATAGCACCATCGTCCTTGAACTTGATGTAATGATGTTGGTACGGAGTAAACTCTGCAATCTTCTGATACTTAACACCAGCAGAACCAAGAGCTACCTCAAGCATCCATTCTTCACTGGCCCAATAGAAATTCTGCTTATCCTGAGAGAAGCACCAGTGTAGAGGACGTTCGTTGTTACGGATGAAGTTGATACGACCATTGCGCTTATCATGCCACACAAGAGCCCATGCACCCTTAGTCTTAGCAAGAGTTTCCTTCCACCCATTCTTATCGAATGAGTAGATGAGGGCCTCGCTGTCCACTTCAAACTTCTCATGACCGTCAATGTTGCTCAACCAACGCTGATCGAGCGTACCATTATGGGCACCAGTGATATTACCGTGCTGGAATGGATGGGCATTCTCTGGCACCTTCTTACCAACGGTAGCAAAACGATTATGCCCCATTAGAAGCTTATTACCAAACCCCTTCACTGTATCGTCATCATCGAAATCATCACGATATTCGTCATACAGATGCCAAGGACGACCAACAGCTTTGAGAAGCTTCACTTCGTCCTTGTTACTAATGATTGCTACGCCAGTGGAATGAGGACTATTGTAAGCACCTTGTTCAAGGAGATTACGAAATGCCTTCTTCTCACCACCGTAAATCTTACCGGCAACACCTACCAAACGGCACAAATCAATTCTCCTTATTCAAACGGAATGAAATCTTGGACGGGAATTTTCTTGATAATGCCATTAGCAATATCATTACTAACCCTGAACATATCAGCGTTAGTTAGCAGGTAATTGTTAACGAAGAAGAAGAACACATCACGACACTGACCACGACCAGCATCAAACTCAGGATGAGGCTGATAGCACAGGCTATGGGTTTCAGGATAGTAAATGCTCTCTACATCTTCTTCCTTTTGGTATCGCGTAATAATCCCAACTCCCTGACTCCCCATTCGCTCCTTCTGAGTGGAAAGCTTAGCAGTGACGAGAACAATACTCTCTACGTCATCTGGAGCAGGACACATCATCTGATGGTGAGTGCTAGTCACATCAATTTCACCAATGAAACCAGTGACATGAGCTTTATGTGTACCAGAGATGGCATGGTTATTCACATGCTGCCACATACGTCCACCATTCATGACGTTGAGGAACTGACCACCACGACAGATACCAGCCATAGGGATACCAAGCTCAACAGCCTTCTTGAAGATTTCAGCCTCAGCTCTATCACGATTGATATTACTCATAGTCTTGGGATGAGGGCGTTCTCCATAAAGATCAGGAGTTACATCTTCACCACCAGTGAACAGAACCAAGTCACTCTCTTCAATCGTCTTAGCCATGTCCCATTCACGCTCAAGGAACATGTTCACATACTGGTGATTACCAGCAACGATGTATACAGACTTATTAGCCATTAGAATAGCTCCTTATATTTATGTAGATAGGGGAGAACAGCGTCCATAGCTGCCTCCAACTTGGGGAATAGTCCCACTGGCTTAGCTCTAGCCGCACCAAAAGGGTTCTTAGAGGGGGCTGTAGTACCAGATGCTGCTTTTCTCAGAAGATTAGATACCTCAGCAACAGGTGGTACACCTTTCTCATCTTTGTTTGCGTGTGACCACAGTTTGAATGAATTGAGAGCCCCCGTGTGAGATTCTCTATACGGTTTCTCGAGATTATCGTAGTCTCCCCTCAAGAAGTTGAGAAGATATGCTTCAGGTGAAGTGGTGGCTTTGGTATTAGATTTCAAATACCCATTGAAACAACCAGTATGGCTGGGAACACTCTCATTCACATAACCATCTCTGTCTACATACATCTTATGAGCAAACACGAACGCAACACTCGGATGCAAACCACGCTTAACAAATTCCCACCACATACGGAGGGAGTGGGGGTGTTCATTAAAAATACGAGTAGACATGAGAGCAGCAGACATAAGATTAGCTGGCTTCTCAGGATTTCCCATCAGAACACGATGATCAAGGGCACTTGCTGCTTCATCCTTAAGCAACCCATCCTTGAATGGGCTATGGAACAACAACCATTCAGTGAAGGTGCGCTCCATCTCAGGATGATCATCTTTCAATGTAGTCATATTCTTCTGGATACCAGAAAATACAGACAACAATTTCTTACCTTCTGGAACTGCTCCTTCAATGTAGTAGGGAGAGGCTAATGCAGCATGACAGTAACCATTCCAATGATGGCCAGCAATCTCCCCATTAGCATCAATCCATGCCATAGTAGCTACGGCATTGATACGCCTAGGATGTTCCTTCTTCCAAGCTATTCTAGCGGTTTCTAACGCCTTATCCATTCACTCCTCACACGATAGCTGCATCGGAAATAGACGGATGGATGAGGCTCTTCCAAGACTTGTAATCCTTCACAGGAATAGTCTTACGTTTGTCACCATCCATCATATACTTGAAGGCATCAGCAAGACGAGCCCCGTAATACGGCCAAACTTCAGGGGCAGTATTAACCTCAAGGAAATAGGCCTTACCGTCCTTCTCAATCACATCAACAGCTCCGAAATGGAGCTTGCTGAGATTGAATGCCTTGATAGCGTTCTCAACAACATGCAGAGGCCACTGGCTCCAACGATAGAGAACAAGGGAGCCTTCATCAACACAACCCCAAGAGACAGCCTTCTTATCCTTGACAATCTTCTCAAAGACCATCAAGACACGGCCATTTGCAACAAAAACCCGCCATTCCCGATCCTTCTTTACGTACTCACTGATGTAGTAAGGACCATTAATCGCTTTAACAGCCTTATCTGCCTGCTCAGGAGTGGAGCAAAGGAAAATCCCTTCACTACGTTCATGATGTCGAGAACGAATGATAATGTCACCAACTTCTCCCTCGTATTCAGCGAGTTCCTTCATACTACCCCAAGTTTTAGGGGTGAGCCCACTAGCGTGGGCTTTCAGACGGAAGGTGCCCTTGTCACTAGTCTCAGTGATAGCTGAGGCGTGATTAATAACCTTCGTGTCTTTATTCGGAATGGGGCTAGTAGTACCCCAACGAATAGCCCAATTCAGATTCTTAGCGTCCTTAACCTCTACAATAGAAGCCTTAACACCAAGGTCCTTAAGCCCTTCGATAATAAAGCCACAGTTATTACCAAGCTCCTTACGACGAACGATGGCAATACCACCGATAACCACCACACGAGCCTTAGCAGGTGCCCACTTATTCAGCATATCAATTCTCCTTATTCGTTCTGAAGGGTGAGTGGTTCATTGTAATCCTTCACATCAGGATGTGAATACACCTCTCCTATCTTACTAATTCCCGGATCGTGTCCAAGAGCAAGAACGGTGTGTTTGTTAACATCCACACTCAAATAAATATTCCCTGAGATACTACCCTTAGTCAATTTGGGATAGGGCTTTTCTTTCGGCTTAGATACACAACAATCAATCTTCTTAATTCCCATTCTTCAACACTCCTTCTTGCTAGAACTAGCGAGTACGCCAGCATCTGTCCGAATTGCATACATGAATCGTGAGGTAGTGCCCCACACACTTTCACATTTCTCCTTAGTTGAAGAATAGTCAGCACTAATCTCAGGCTTCCCATTCTCCCTATAGAACACAGCCCTCCATTCTTCAGGCGGAGGGGGAATGTATTCCTTATACACACTCCAATCACCATCTTTGAGAAAGCCGGGAGTTCCTTTGTTGTTCACATAAGCCCATCGGCCATTACTCATACGATGTTCAACCGTATAAATTGTTTCGGGATACGCCTTATAATTCTTCTCCCCACAGAAAACATATTGTTTTCCAATTTCAAATCCAGACGGAAGGATTAGTTCAACGCATCGAGGATTATGGGCAATAGATGATTGTCTATATTCAGTGTAGGGCCACCCATCATACGGAGCCGTACCTACTTGTACAACAATAGCCTCATCACCAATCTGCATACCAGCATTTCCGGGAGACGAGATACGTCTAATCCTGTCACCAATTTTGTATTTGGTAGTCATAACCTATCCTTCCATGTTAAACATAGCGTACAATCGATTTAGAGCCTCACTGACGGCTGTTTAGCTGTTGTCTGGTGTCACCCTAGCCTGAAACCTAAACGCCTGTCCTAGAGGCCCTATTCAGCCTTGTTCAATTCATTCTCCATTTGAATTTGTAAGGGAAATTGCAGGGACTAGACTCTTTAATCCCCATCTTCCTTCCAAGGAGTGTATTGATTAATATTCAAATAGTTGGCCATCCCTGAAGTATTATACCATTCAGTAGACACAAAACCCTCATAATTGACCAAACTATATACAATACCTCTACCATCCATCAAATTTGTTTTGATGAATATATATTTTCTACTCATAACCCCCATTACAGGACGCATTTTCTCTACATCTTTTTGTTCCCATTCATAACGTATCTTCATAGTCCAATCTCCTCATCACCGTATTCGTTTGAATAGGCATACGTTACAGGGATGGCTTCCAATTCACCAAGCATATCCATCCCCTCATTCCATCCCCATTCCCATTGCTTATGATCAATAGAGCCGGGAGGGTAGGGATTGTGTTTATCCAAGCCAAGATAGGCACAATCGAAGCCATGATCATTAGCGCTGTTATGCTTGAGACGTAGGAAGTTACTTGCTCCAAACATTTCAGTCTCCTTCATTGACACATAGACAGACGCCAATAGGAGCGTCTGCTTAATATCAATCTCTTTCACTACGAAAGTATTTCCTATCTTCAGGATCAAGAATATTCACCTCTTGCCATCCAATACGTACCATTTCATCCCATGTTACAGGTTTATTTACTATTCTCGCTATTAGAGAGAACTCGTTTCTCTCTAATGCCCACATACCTCCCCATCTATTATGAATGTAATATTCGGGTCTATCATGCAATCCCATCAAAATCACTCCAATCTAGCCATACGCCTCTCTGCCTAAGCAGATGAACAGAATAAGCTCTCACGTGCCAATCATATGCAGGGGGCAGCTCTATGTAATACTTTGGCATTGCACTTGTCCTTTGTGCTCTACTGAGATTGATTAGTTCAGTCTCTCTCATTTCATCGTATGTCATTTCCTCAGCCATGCACCTGAATAAACATGGTTAGAAATACCACACCCATCGTTATCATCGAAATACAAAGTCACATGTTGATGATGTCCGACGGCATCTCTAGGCCACATCTGTTCTGGATCGAACTCATCCGGCCCATCGGGGATGAGCCTAGTTTCTATCACAACAAATGGCCCTTCATCGCTCCCACGAAAGAACACTTCATCACCTTTGATGAAGATTTGATTATGTTTAGCGGTTATCCTATGCATAGCCATTTCTCCTATGGCGTTATCAGTCTCAATTCTTACAGGAAAACACGTGTGGCCCGATCTCACATTGCCGGGGGAGGACAATGGAAATCGGGCTATAAGCTGACAACGGTAGCTCACACGGTCTAAATGACAGCTATCCATATAAGCATGGTCGCCATTGATAGGCCCTTCACTATCATCTAGCAAAGGCAGGCACACAGTTGCCCATGTGCCTGCTAATGTCAGATGACAATCTGATCATGATCGATGCATTAGCATCGACATGTTAGACGACTAGCCCCTAAGATTGACATGGCCATGATAAGCATAGCCCGGTGCCTTCACTACCTTACGATGAATAGAATACTGGGGTACGCCACCCTTACACATAGCCTTGTAGTTAGCTTTATTGTTGAGGCGAGTGTTGATTGCGAACAGAACAGCCTTATCCATTTCTAATCTCCGATATTTCTAAGCACCATTGCCTAGCAAAGAGGCAGAGACATTAAGCCTCTGCCCTAATGTTAGACGACGATTAGGCGGCCTTAACTTCCTGCGCTTCCGGCTCATCAGTAACCGGGGGTGCAATTGCAATGACGGGGGTTTCAACCGTAGCATTCTCATTCGCTACAGTTTCAGCCGCTTCGTCGATGTGATGCAGCACAGCCTGCTTAACCGCATCTTCCAAGGAAGAGGCGACGGCGGCAGGCAGCTTAATGTTATTCTTTTCAGACTTCGCCTTAATCTGTGTCCCTGCCTTGATGACGATATCAAGCAAGGCGTTAAGGTCGTAAACCTTGGGCTGCGACAAGTCGATTGTGTAGAAGGGTTCAAGAGACATGAGCGTATCGAAGTCATACACGCCCTTGCGCTTATCTTCACGGCCCTTGATGACATGAAAGCCGATGACTTCACCATTACCATTTTTCTTGGTAGTGAAGTTGATCCAGTGGGCAGTGTCGCCTTCGGCTCCCTCTGCATAACCAAAGTGCTTCACAATCCAGCCCTTCAAGGCAGTCTGATCATTCACCTTTAGCGCTGCGAAGAATGTGTTGAGCGAAGAACATTCGCCATACTCTGCCGCATGAAACACGGACATAACCGCATTCTGATGCTTGCGGACATCCATCTTCGTCAGGGCGGCAACTGTAGCAGCGGTAAAGCGCTTCAGAAGCTTACCATTACGAGCGGTATCGATAAGGGTAGCAGTCATAACAAAACCTCATGTTTGATTGTGGAGCTAAATGGGCAGCTTCCGGACCCCATAACGCTTTAGCGCCATGTGCCAATAGACCGACATGCCTACTAGTGTCTGTCAAACACAATGCACCCCATACGAACCGGACCGTTAAGCCGTCGTCGCATAGAGCGCACAAGTCTAAGCATGTCTTAATTTCAGAAGAGCGCTTGCACGCTGGAAGGTCCGTATTAGTTGCGCTTCCAGCAACCCTAGACCTAGCCCTCTGTTTCTCACGTGTGCCGTTTCGCAACCGTTCAAAGTTGCTACCCGCTTTAAGGACCATAAGTCCGCACGCTACCTCACGTCTTAGGTGAGAGCCAAGCAACCGCCCCTTTGTGTGCGAATGAGATAGGGAATTGTCCACAAGTCTGACCGTTCGCCCTATCCATCCGTTGCCCACACTCATATGCGGCTCCGGCCTAATCTATTGGCAGATGACGCCAATATGCCCAAGCGCTACTTGGGCCTTGCCATCGCTGGCGCCCGTCCCGGCTAAACCGGGCTAGAGCAACCTCCCCATTAAAGAGGTTCGCACCCATTGTAAACAACCGAATGGTTAAATGGCTCAACTATTTTTGGGGGCTGTCTGGCTTGGCTGGATCACACAATCGGCGGGTTGTCCCAAGCCGCACTCGCACATTGCTCATGCACCCATGCCGCTCACATCGAACAAGCGGGAGAGAACACACACATGCGCGTGTTCTTCTTACATAGGCCCTGACACAGCATTGATTGGTGCTCATTGGCTCAATGAGAGCGAAGCGAACAACCCCCTCAAATTTGACCGCTGACGGGCGTTTGGTTTCTAGGGTGCAATGTACGACACAGCCCGACACAGCACTCACGCCTCAAATACGAGGAAAGTGGAAGGCATGTACGAAGCATGAACAAGTCGAGAACATACCAGAACGATGGGGGTGTAGTAGAACGGATTATCAGCGTGTTAGAACAATAGTGCCGAAGGCGTAGACCAAGTGTAACAATATCAATGGGTTAGATATATAAGCCAAGGCTTAAGTTATTGATATCATTACATTCTAGTGAGGTGGAGAGGTGGAGAGTATGGTGTGGTGACATTATACCACATCACATGCCCAATAGTCTACTGAATTGATAGAATAGCTGCTAGGGGTACCCCGGGGGGTTGGGGGGTTGGGTTTATGTGCATTGCAGTCATTAAATGTCTCGACAAAATTACCGATGTCCAAAAATATTTTTACAAAAAATTGTAACACAACGCACTTTTCAGCAGTATTATATATTTTAAGTTGTTTTTGATTTGTTTTTCTCTTTCATATATATATGAGAGAATATAATATAAGGATATATATGTAAGTGAAATATAAAGGTAGAGAGAAGAGTAAGAATATAATTGATAAACGTACTCCTAGGAAGATTAGGAATAATAATGATACTGTAGCTGTTCCTTATAATGATGGAACATTTGGTGGTAAGACTGAAAAGGGTATGTTTAAAGATAGAGAATACTCTAAAGATAGAATTAAACCTAAGGCTGGTAAGAAAGCTAAGCCTAAGAACATAAACGCTAAGAAGAATAAGAAGAAGCTTAGCACGAAGAAGTTCACGAAGATGGATAAGTAAATGGCGATTGATGTAAGCATCACTTCTATCGGTAGCGGATTCAATCGTTCTGTTATTGATACTAACTTCACTAATATTCAAGCGGCTCTAGAGAATGCTCTCAGTCGTGATGGTACGCTTCCTAATTCTATGGAGGCGGATATCGACATGGACAGTAATGATATTCTCAACGTAGGGGATATCAACACTACTCGTCTCTTTGTCGATGGTGAAGAGTTTGTAGCGGGAGATGTTAGTGCTGTAGGTGATAGGGGTTGGTCCCCTTCCTTCGCCATCGTCTCTGATAGTGATAGGCGTGTGCTACAGCTCACTGGATATGTTGGAGGTGAGGGCACTGAGCCTACGGATAACGTAGGGAAGTATGTTGGTTCTACGCAGATGGAGACGCTCATTGCTAATGGCGTTGATATCAGAGGGGCACAGGGAGCTTCTGGTCCCGGTACTGGTGATATGTTGGCGGCACAGAATCTTTCTGACGTGGCTGACATTCCTACAGCGTTCGCCAATATTAAGCAAGCTGCTACCACCACTGCTACTGGCGTAGTAGAGCTTGCTACAGAGGCAGAGGTTGTTACTGGCACAGACACTACCAGAGCTACTACAGCGGCTGGTGTAGCGGCTGCTATTGCTGCTCAGCCTGTCCCTGCTATGGTCGTACTAGATGAAGGTACTATCTCCACAGCAGCAACATTTGATGTAGTGTTTACTGGCTACGAAGACTACAGGCACATTCGCATCGTACTCTCTCAGCTCCGTCCAGTCACAAATAGTACAGAACTCCGTTTGCGTTTCAGCAGCGACGGGGGCTCCTCTTTCGTCAGCTCCTCTTTCGCTTACACTATTTTTAGAGAAGGTGTTTTCAGTAACGATACTAACTTCTCAACAACTGACGCAGATAGTTCAATTGCATTGGAGACTGCGCTACCAAATACCTCCACCGCGTTTTATACGGGTGATTTAACAATTTATGATTGGCAAGATAGTTATAGTACCTTAGCTTTGGGGCAATTTGTTAAGTCGAACGGCTTTACTGTTAGTATGGGTTCCAATGGTGGGTATATTATCACTCCACAAATTACAAATGCAATCAGATTTTATATGAGCAGTGGTAATATTTCCACTGCCAAATACACAATATACGGGATTAGGTAAGGAAACAATATGGCCGTTGATGTCGAATTAGAAACTATTAGCTCCGGCTATAATACTTCCAACGTCAATACTAACTTTCAGCGCATTGAATCAGCTCTCGAAGATGCTCTTTCTCGTAGTGGTGATACGCCGAATACGATGGGGGCTGATCTGGACATGAATGGTAATGACATTCTCAATGTTGATAATATTGATGTAAATGTTCTTACTATCGATGGCATCCCTGTAACTGTTGGTAATGTTGATCTAAACCCAGATTCACTAGTTCCCACTGGTGGTACAGATGGACAAGTACTGACTAAGACTTCTGCTGTAGATTATGAAACCGCGTGGGAAGACCCTACCGGTGGTGGAGGTGTAGTTCAGTCTATTGTAGCTGGTACTAACATCACAGTAGATGCTACTGATCCTGCTAATCCCATCGTGAGTTCAAGTGCTGCTGGTGTAACTGATGGTGATAAAGGGGATATTGTTGTCTCTTCCAGCGGTGCGGTTTGGTCTATTGATGCAGGGGTAATTGTTAATGCGGACATTAATGCTGCTGCTGGTATTGATGCCACTAAGTTGGCAGATGGTACTGTAACAAATACTGAACTGCAATATATTAATACACTATCATCCAATGCACAAACTCAACTTGATGGTAAGCAGCCACTTGATAGTGATCTAACCGCTATTGCGGCACTCTCCACTCAGACTTTTGGTCGTGCTCGTTTGACTGATGTTGCTGATAACGATGCTCGTCTTGCCTTGTTCACTACTGTTAGGGTTGGTAGTCGAACAGCCTTGAAGGCGTTGGATACGACAAAAGACCTAGTTGCGGTTTTGAGAGAAAGTGGACGTGAGGGCACTTTCCTGTGGATGACAGGAGACTACTCAGCTCAGATCGCAGCCGATACTCAGGAGGGTATCTACGTCAAGGCTAATGCCATCGCTTCCTCAGCGGGGGCATGGGTCCGTCTATATGTCGTCGAAATGAAAGCCGAATGGTTCGGTGCTGTAGGTGATGGCACGACGGACAGTACGATTGCTCTTAACGCAGCAGCTATCATATCTGAGGGTGCTGTATTAGCTCTTGGGCCCGGTACGTTCCTCACTGACGCTATGGTGTACGCCCCCGGTGTGGCCACGCCTTGGAAGCTGAGAGGCGCTGGGCAGAACGCAACCTCGATCCGCAAGCGCACAGCGACGGCGTCCGCCACCTTGACTATCGGGCAGAGCACGTCGCCTGCTTATCTTCCCGATATCAGCATCGAAGACATCACGATCGACGGCTTCAACGGGACCGCCGACGCCGCACTTCGGCTCTATGATGTCTGGAAATCCAGCCTCAAGAACGTGCGTTGCGATAACGCGATCATCGGGCTCGACGCGCTAACGACCATCTTCCTGTCGGGTGACCACGTGGTCTGCGACTTCAATGAGATTGGTTTGAATGTCAATGATTTCGCTGGGTCATCGTTTGTTGGGGGAAGGCCAGCAGTCATTGGATTTAGTAATAGCCAGTTCCAGAATAATTCACAGAGAGGTATACAAGCTGATAATGTTGATCAACTAGTACTCAATGCTTGTGCTATTGAATTTAATGGTACTACGATTGCGACAGCGGACGAGGGCGGCATCTGGATGGGACCAGACACAGGTGAGACGCTTAGTTCGTTCGCCACTGGGCTCACTGCTGTCGGTTGTTGGTTCGAGAGCAATAAGGGCATCGCAGACGCTCAGTTTGAGGCCGGGCAGAACACTCTTCTGAATTGTGAGTTTGTCAACCCGCTCACTACCTACACCACCCACGACGTACGCATTGTCGGGGGGCGCTATCAGCTTCAGGGCTGTACGTCGGTCAACTCGAAAGCCGCAAACGTTATGGAGGAGAGCGGTGCTCTCTCGGGCAACCTGATCATCGGTTGTCAGATGGGCGTGCTATCGGTCGATGCCACGAAGACCGGCATCAACACGGGCGCTGCGTTGACGATTGCCACGATCAACGTGGGTACGGCGTTGCTGCCGTCAACTAGCGACGGCGCGGCGCTCGGGTCGACGAGCAAGATGTGGTCGGACCTGTTCCTCGCCTCTGGTGGTGTGATAAATTGGAACAACGGCGATGTGTTGGCGACGCACTCTGCCAATACCCTCTCGTGGAGTGGGGCGTCATCTGGATACCATTACGACGCCGAGGTTGACGTTAACATCTCAACAGCGAATACATTTTCGTCTGGTGTAAATGTTCGTAAACGCGGAACGACCGGTGATGCGACAGCAGCAATTGTCAATGGCACCGAAATCGGGTTCCACTCGTTTTATGGTTGGGATGGTGCTGGCTACGGTCGCGGTGCCTACGCCTTGGCAAACGCCACGCAAAATTGGGCGGCCAGCACTCACGGCGCATCCTACTCCATCGCCGTCACCGCCAACGGCTCGAATGATGCCAGCCGGTCGATGCTCATCGATCAGGACGGCAGCGTCCTATTTGAACGCAGCACTGTTAAGCTATCTTCACCGACGGGTGGTCTTGGGTATGGCACCGGTGCCGGTGGCACTGTTACACAGATAACTAGTAAGTCAACAGGTGTTACGCTCAGTAAAGTCAGTGGCCAAATCACTACACACAACGCTGCCCTTGCAGCGGCTACAATCGTCAGTTTCACTCTCACGAATACTGTTATTGCTGCTGGTGATGTGCTTGTCCTCAATCATGTTTCCGGTGGAACATTAGGTGCTTACACTCTTAACGCAGCTTGTGGAGCTGGCACAGCTACAATTACTATTCGTAATAATACCGCTGGTTCATTATCCGATGCGATGGTAATTGGATTTGCACTGATTAAGGGTGTAACATCATGAAGACTACATGGACTAAAGAAAATATGCGAGATAGTCGTGGTTATCCAATGACTCAAGCCCTATTCCTTGAGACAGTATATAGCCCCTACGCTATCTGGACATTCGATGATGAAGATAAGGAATTCACTTATCAAGATGGGGAGAAGAGGCTCTTGAAGTCTCTTCGCTCCTACTACCTCGATATTGCCGACCCGACTGAATATCAGTTCGCTAAGCAATGTACCCTTGGTTGGGATCATTGGAAACGTCTAACTGAGAATAAAATGATTAGAAGTGAGGTGGATAAATGGCGTGAAGAGCTTGAAGTTATGCTCCGTTCTGAAGGCATCCTATCCATCGTCACTGCAAGTGAAGAGAACTTCCAAGCGGCCAAGTGGCTTGCTGATAAGGGCTGGAGTAAGAGCGGTCCCGGCCGCCCTTCCAAGTCTGATGTTGAACGAGAGAAGCGTGTTGCTGATCGAGTTAATCAGGGCTTCGGTGCTGACATCCTACGTATGAAAGAATTCCAGAAAAATGGCTGAAGAACAGTGGCTTGAGGAAGCTCTCACTATCGTAAAGAAAATGCCCAAAGAGGCTAAAGAGATTCGTGAGCGTGCCCTCGAAGACCTCGTGTTCTTTGCTACGCTAGTTAATCCCGGCTACATGTACGGGGAAATTCATCGTAAAATCTTTCGATGGATGCAGGAGTATTCGCTGTTTGGTGGAGATCAACTCTCAAGTAATAAACTAACCATGCTCCCTCGGGCTCATCTGAAAAGCCATATGGTGGCGACATGGTGTGCGTGGATTATCTTGAGACACCCCGAAGTTACAATTCTCTACCTATCAGCAACGGCAGAGCTGGCTCAAACCCAGCTCCTTGCCATCCAACAGATTCTAGCTGGCAACGTTTGTATGAAGTTCTTCCCGGAATATATCCATCCGCAGGAAGGGCTTCGTAAGCGTTGGAGTCAAAGTAAGATTACGATTGACCACCCCGCACGTGGGCAGGTACGTGACCCTACGGTTACTACTGCTGGTCTTACTACCAACACTACCGGTTGGCACGCCGACATCATTGTTGCAGACGATATCGTTGTTCCTGAGAATGCGTACACTGAGGAGGGACGCGAAAGCGTCAGTAAGAAAAGTAGTCAGTTCACTTCTATCCGTAACCCGGGTGGATTCACTATGGCTTGTGGTACGAGATATTTCCCTACCGACATCTACTACACTTGGATGGAACAATACTATCCGGTATACGATGCGGATGGGACACAGATCGATACCAAAGCTGTTTGGGAAGTAGAAGAACATAAGGTTGAAGAACACGGTGTGTTCCTCTGGCCTCGTACTGTCCGCAAGGATGGTAAGGCGTTTGGTTTCAACAAGCAGGTGCTGGCTCGTATCGAAGCGGAATATAACGACCGTACACAGTTCTTTGCTCAGTACTACAATGATCCTAATGACCCTCAGTCTAATCGTATCTCTAGGAACAAGTTCCAGTATTACGATGTAAGGCGACTGAAGAAGGAGGGATCAAATTGGTTCTTCAGAGACAAGAGGTTGAACATCTATGCCGCAATCGATTTTGCTTTCTCTCTCAACAAAGCTGCTGACTATACAGCTATTGTTGTGGTTGGCGTTGATAGCGACGGCCAGTATTATGTTCTAGACATTGACAGATTTAAGAGCAACAAGACTATCGATTACTTCCAGCATATCACCTCCCTCCACTCTAAGTGGAAGTTCAAGAAGATACGAGCTGAAGTGACTGTTGCTCAGGAAGTCATTGTCCAGAGTATTAAAGATTTCATGAAACAATATGGGTTGACAATTGCCGTAGATGAACATCGTCCTAGTAGGGCGGAAGGTAGCAAAGAAGAACGCATTGCTGCTGCCCTTGAACATCTGTACGACGATATGCGTGTGTGGCATTTTGAAGGAGGGCTCACGCCCGTTCTTGAGGATGAACTCATTCAGGCTCGTCCATCCCATGATGACTGTAAGGATGCTATGGCTAATGCCGTGAGTATCTCTATTAAGCCTATCGGTTCTCGGAGTAACGCTCAGGAGCTTATGGCATTGCACGCCCCTCGTGGGCGATTCGGTGGAGTTGCATATAGATGAGCGACAAAGTACTTGAGATTGCCGCATTCACAGGCAGGGATGAACCCGCTGCGTTTGTTAGTAATCTGTGGGATACGTATAATAACCAGAGGGCCTCTTGGCTCCAAGAGCAGGTAGAGCTTCAGCAGTATATTTTTGCTACTGATACTACCACTACGACCAATCAGAACCTCCCGTGGAAGAACTCCACTACGCTCCCGAAGCTTGCTCAGCTCCGAGATAACCTTCATTCCAATTACCTCTCCGCTCTGTTCCCCAACGATCGTTGGCTACAGTGGAAGGGCTATACAAAGAAAGATAGTTCTCGCCGTAAAGCTAAGGTGATCACGGCGTACATGGAGAACAAAACCCGTGAAAGCAGGTTCAGGCAGGAAGTTTCTCGTCTACTCTATGACTATATCGATTTTGGGAACGCTTTTGTCATCCCTTCTTACGAACGAAGGTACAAGAAAGATCGGAACGGAACACTCTCCCCCGGATTTACTGGTCCCCGTGGTCATCGCATTAGTCCTCATGACATTATCTTCAACCCGCTAGCTTCTACGTTTGAAGATACGTTCAAGGTAATTAGGAGTCTTAAGACTCTTGGTGAGCTTAAGAAGGCTTCCATTGATGCACCAGAACAGAAGTTTTGGGAGAAGGCCCTAGAGCGTCGTAAGATGATTCGTAACAGTATGTCAGGCTATACTAAGGAAGACTTCGATAAGTCTATTGGGTATAGCGTTGATGGCTTCGGTAGTATGTACGAATACTTGAAGTCCGACTACATGGAAATTCTCGAGTTCTACGGGGATTACCATGATGCCAATACTGGTGAGCTTAAGCTTAATCGCATGATCACCATTGTTGATCGTGCCTTCACTGCTCGTGATGAGGAAATCCCCACCTATGATGGCAGGGCTCCTATTCGTCACGTAGGCTGGCGTACTCGCCCTGATAACCTTTGGGCTATGGGTCCGCTGAATAACCTTGTTGGTATGCAGTATCGTATCGACCACCTCGAAAACCTCGTAGCTGACGCTATGGACCTTGTGGTTCATCCCCCTCTGATGATTATCGGTGAAGTGGAAGAATTCATTTGGGGTCCGGGTGTTGAAATCCACCTTGATGAGAATGGCAAGGTTGAGGAAATCTCCAAGAACATGAGCGCCATCATCGCCGCTAAGTCCACTGTTTCGGATTTGATGGATCAGATGGAACTCTTTGCTGGTGCTCCTCGTGAAGCTATGGGTGTACGTTCTCCCGGTGAGAAGACTGCTCTGGAAGTTGATAGGCTCTTTACTGCTGCCTCTCGTATCTTCCAAGAAAAGATCACATCGTTTGAAGTTAACCTTTTGGAGCCGCATCTAAATGATCAATTGGAAATCAGTGTTCGGAATTTTGACGGAGCTGATATTGTCCGCACTATGGATAACGACTTGGGCATTACTGAATTTGCTACGATTACTCGTGATGACCTTAGCTCTAGTGGGGTCATACGCCCTGTCGGGGCTCGACATTTCGCAGAGTCTGCTCAGTCGCTACAGAACCTCGTGGGTATCGCGTCTACCCCTCTTTGGGAGATGATTCGTCCACATACCTCTGGTATTAATATGACCAAGTATGTTGATGATGTTCTCTCCATCACTGGATATGAGTTGTTCCGACCGAACGTTGCTGTTGAAGAACAGAAGCAAACTCAGTCCCTGATGAACCAAGTTAGTGAAGATATGGAAATGGAAGCATTGATGCCTTCTAATCCCGGTATCATCCCAGCAGCTCCTGCCGCCGCATGAAGAAGTCATGGACGCAGGGGTTAGATGAAACCCGAACTAAAGATGTGAGGGGGGATTATCTCTCCTCACTCATCCTACGTAAACGTTTAGTTGAACTCCTCGAAGAGAAGATTACCATAGCAGAAACTACTTCCCTCAACAAAGAGGGATATGATGTGGCTAATTGGGCTTATAAACAGGCTGACCTAATCGGTTTTAAGCGTGCTCTTAGAGATGTAATTAATTTAGTTACAGATTGATTTGTAACAAATTATAATATTTGAGAGTATATAGTAATACTACTACATTCTCAATATTGCAATATAGGAATATATAATATAATATGACTGATCTATTTGACCAGAATAATCAGGAACAGAATAATAACGTTGCACTTGATAATAACAACCCTTTTGAAGACAAGCTTAAGGTTATTGTAAACGATCAAGGACAGCCGAAGTACAAAGATGTCAATGCCGCTCTCGATGCTCTTAATGCGTCACAGGCACACATCAAGCGCCTAGAGGACGAAGCGAAAGCTGCTCAGGCCCTGACTGCTGATGCCGTGGCTAATAAGGCACGTGCTGATGCATTGGAAGAAATTGTAAATCGTCTGTCAAACAACTCTGGTAATAAGCCAACTGAACCGGCGACCCCCGTGAAAGAGGCTCCTACTGAGGAAGCAATCGTTAAGCAGCTAGAAAGTATCATCGCTCGTAAAGAAGCGCAGAGCACTGCTCAGAAGAATATTCAGGCTGTTCAAACTTCTCTTATTGCCAAGTTTGGTGATGAGACTAAGACTAAGGAAGCCGTAGCCGCAAAGGCTAAGGAACTCGGTCTTACTCCTCAGAAGCTTGGTGCCCTCTCTAGTGAAACCCCTCTGGCTGTACTGGCTCTCTTTGGAATCACTTCCAATGCTGGTGCATCCCCAACTACTCCTTCCTCTACACCCCTCGTCCCTAATGACAATAACAAAGCCCTTGAGAGGCCCGTCCAGAGCTTGATCTCTGGCCCCGGTGCCACTGATGCAAATCGTAAGGCTTTCATGCAAAAGGTTAAAGAGGACGTGTATAAGAAGTTCCAAGTAGAACAGATTTAAGGAAACATAAATGCAGCTTACTACGAATACCCGCGCCTTTATTGAGGCCGAACAGTATTCCAGCTTCATCCTCCTGAACCTGCATGACGGCCTCCTCCCCGGTTCTTTCTATCGTAATGTCTCCGACTTCGGTAATGGCACTACGCTCCATATTAAGACCATTGGTACTGTCACGCTTCAGGAAGCGGCTGAGGATACTCCTCTTGTCTACAATCCGATTGAAACTGGTGAGATCACTTTCACCATTACTGAATATAAGGGTGACGCTTGGTACGTGACCGATGACCTCCGTGAAGACGGTACGGACATTGATCGTCTGCTTTCCGAACGTGCTTCGGAGTCTACCCGTGCTATTCAGGAAGTGTTTGAGTCGGACTTCCTGTCTGTTGGTGCTCGCATCTATGCGGCTACCAATGGTCCCTTTAATATTAATGGCTTTGCTCACAAGATTAACTCTGCCGAGACGAACAACATTTTTGCTCTCTCGCATCTGATCCGAATGCGCCTTGCCTTCGATAAGGCTAACGTTCCTGCTGAGGGCCGTATCTTTATCTGTGACCCGGTTGTTGAAGCCACGCTGAATGGCCTCGTAACCATCACCCACGATGTCACCCCCTTTGGTGCTGAAATCCTTAAGGGCGGTATGGCTCGTGGCCAGCGTATGATCATGAACCTGTATGGTTGGGATATTATCCTGTCCAACCGGCTCTATGTTCACGCCGCTGCTCAGACTGACGGCACGACCTCCATTACTGGTGGCGTGATGAATATGTTCATGTGTATCGCTGATGATCAGACTAAGCCGATCATGGGTGCATGGCGTCGTCAGCCGAAGGCCGAAGGTGAGCGTAACAAGGATCGTGCTCGTGATGAGCATGTGGTCCGTTGCCGCTATGGCTTCGGTGTGCAGCGTATGGATACGATGGGTACTCTCGTCACTTCCGCAACTGCGATTGAATAAGGAGAACCTGGATGACTAAATATGTAGCTTCCCCGTTCGGTAATGGCATTTCTACGCTCTCTGACGGCGGTAACGTCGTTGTGGCGAGTGGTGTCCCCCATAATACCTTCGGTCCTCGAGACAGCGGTGGTTCCACTGGTGTCCTCAAGGTAGAGGGTGCGATTGAACAGCTCCGTGTCGAGTTTACTGGTGACGATCTGAATGATCTTCTGGAGCCTCTGGTTCCCACGTATCTCCCGGCTGGTGCTCTCATTCGAGATGCTTACTGGAATACGAATGTCGTGTTCGTAGCTACTGGTACTAGCCCCACCCTTCTGGTGGGTACTGATACCAGCGAAGTTACCAACGGTCTGGTGGTCAATGAGACGGCTCTTGAAACTCTCGGTACTACGCGTGTCACCGGCACGCTCACCGGTACTTGGGCTGTCAATACTCCGCTCGCTGCTCGAACTAAGATTGGCTTTGCCATCGGTGGTACTGGTAGCCCGGCTATTGCCCGCTCGGGTCGTGGTTATCTCACCATCGAGTATGTCCGTCCGGCACTCGGCGTCTAATGTCAAGGGCCACAATCCTTGGGAGCCGAATGGAAATTTAGAAAGCCAGAACCACAACATATGCAAGGAGTTTGTGTAAGTTGTGGTTTAAGGCCGCAGAGAAAGAGGGGGAAGCAAGGCTACGCCTCTATCTGCAATCGCTGTCATGCTACGAACTACCGAGAGAAGAAATATCTCCAATATAAGAAAGATGTCTGTGAGGATTGTGGTTTTGTACCCGTCCATCCATGTCAGTTGGACGTAGATCATATCGACGGTAATCATAAGAATGACAATCCATTAAATCTTAAGACATTGTGTGCCAATTGTCATAGACTTAAAACTATGCTTAATAGTGATTGGCGGGTAGGGTAACACCTACTCGCCTTTTCTTTTATGGAGAAATGAAACATGGCGATCGAGCATGTGTCTATCCCTGATGGGGAACGACACGAACCTAAAGGTGCCTCCACTGCTACTATCGATCAGGTGTATGTCTCTGACGGTGCAGCTAGTGGTGCATGGCGAACTATCCCCTTCCAAGATACAGTAGTGATGGATGATGTCTCAGCAGTTGGATTTGAGATTATTTCTATTCCTCAGAACTGTATCATCGACAGTATCACTTATGTCCTACATGCTGCTATCACTGTTGCTAACAGCACTATGACTGTCACTCGTGGTGGTGATGCTGCTTCGCTTGGTACTCAGGTGATTGCGTTTACTGGCTCTGCTGAAGGTACTACTTTCACTCAGACCCCCTCTGGTAATAACACTCTCACTGCTGCAACACATAAGTATTTGAAGATTGCATCTGATGGTGGTTCTACTACCACTGCTAAGATGTCCATCACGATCAAAGGAAGGATGCGTGCGTAATGCCAAAGGTGTATAACGCAGATACGAATGAATGGGAGGAGCCGAAAGGCAAGGGCTCTACTCCCGCTTCTAATACCCGCAAGAAAATGAAGGCAGCTAAGGCTGCTAAGCCTAAGTCTAAGAAGAAGGCCAAGGCTGCTAAAGCCCCTGTGCCTAAGGATAAGCCCAAGAAGGCCCCTGTTCCTGTTAAGCGTTCGGTTAAGGATAAGGTACGTGTACCTAGTCAGGCTGTTGCTGATCAGGCTGCTAAGGGCAAGAAGCTTAAGGGTAAGACTGCTGATCTGCCGTCTAAGAATAAGAAGAAGGGTCACGGTATCGCTATGGGAAAGTATAAGTTGAAGTAATGGCAAAAACAAATCTGTTGGGAATCGTTCAGACTATTCTGTCTGATATGGATAGTGATATTGTCAACTCGATTGACGATACCGATGAAGCCACTCAAGTTGCTCAAATTGTAAAGAGCACATTTGATGCTATGATTGCCAATAGGAATTGGCCACATACTCTTCGTATGATTAATCTCACGGCATCAACTGATAACGATTTCCCTGTCTACATGACTATCGAAGACGATGTGAAAGAAATGGTTTCCATCTTCTACGAGAAGCATAGAGACGGGGATACTCGTCTGAGGTATGAGGACGTTAAATACAAAGACCCTGATGACTTCCTCCGTCTGACTAATGCGAGAGATAGTACGTCTGCTGATACACAGATCGTCCTCGATCCTAGTGGTGTAACTCTCCTAATTACGAATAACAAAGCTCCGGCTTACTACACTTCGTTTGATGACAACACGCTTGTCTTTGATAGTTTTGATAGTGCCGTGGATAGTACGCTTCAAGCTAGTAAGACACAGGCACGTGCATACGTCATTCCTGAATTTGAAATGACTAACACGTACATTCCTGATCTTCCCCTTGAAGGTTTCCCTGCCCTGATTGAAGAGGCCACTAGTAAGGCTCAATTCAAGCTCAGGCAGTTCAGTGACAGTAAGAGCGAACAGGAGGCAGGACGTCAACAGGCGTGGCTTTCCCGTAAGGCTTGGCGTGTCAAGGGCGGTATTAAGTATCCTGACTACGGTCGTAAGAACCGTAAGTGGTATCGTGATCCGACATTTAAACAAGGTGATTATTAATGATGGAATATGCTGGCTACAATATTGATGGTGATGGTGCCTTCGGTATGAAAATTATCAAGACCATTGGTCGTGGTAGCCTCCCCTCAGAACTCCGCGGTTCTTTCAGCAATGAGCGTGAAGCTCGTAAGGCTATTGATCTTTCCCGCGCGTTGAAGGAGAATGTTAATGCCGAGGTCCTCAGCACCAATTGAGGTAAACCACTTCGTTGCTGGTTTTATCTCTGATGCCAATCCTCTAACCTTCCCGGACAATGCTTCTATCGAAGAAGAGAATATGATTCTCAATATCGATGGTAGTCGTCAACGTAGGTTGGGATTGGACTTTGAAGAAGACTATGAGGAAATCACCACGACCATTGCTAACGCTGATACAGTAGATGTTGCTGTCTCTTCGTTCAAATGGGATAATGCTGGTGGTGATCCTGAGACTAGTATTCTTGTTGTTCAGACTGGTAGTGAGCTTAGGTTCCATCCTATGGACCCGTCTCCTATCTCTGGTAACACACTTCTTCTGACGTACGATGTAACTGCTGCTTCTGATGCTCAGGCATTCTCGTTCACTGTGGTTGATGGTATTCTGGTTGTTGTGACTGGACAGAAAGATGTGCAGATTTTCACCTATGCATCTGGTGCTGTCACCCAGTCTACCACTACTCTGAAGATCAGAGATATGTTCGGTGTAGAGGATGTGGTTAGTGCTGTTGACTTGTTTGATCATGTCGATAAGCGTCCTACTACTATCCCCGATACCCATCTGTACAATCTCCGTAATCAGACTTGGGCTATCCCCCGTGTTGATGAGAACACTGAGAGCACGACTGATACTATCACTAATTTCTATTCTGAGAGTGGCAACACTGTCTACCCCTCCAATTCGGATACGGTGAACGTAGCCCTTCTCCCTGATGCTGCTGATACAGACAATCGTACTATTGAACGGTTCTTCCCTGACAACATCTTCAAGAACCCTCGTGGTACTACCCCTGCTCCCAAAGGCTATTTCATTATCGATGCCTTGGAGCGTGGTGACAGTCGTGAAGCCGCTGATGCAGAACTACAGACTAACTACCCCATCCTAACTCTCGCCATTACTCCCGGTGCACTACCTGAAGACATCACCCCCGGTGGTGCTAGGTGTGCTACCGAATTTGCTGGTCGTGTGTTCTTCTCTGGCTTTAGTGGAGAAGTTACCGATGGTGATAAGAACTCCCCTCGCATGTCGTCCTATGTGTTGTTCTCCAGATTGGTGAACCACAATACCGACATCCATAAGTGCTATCAAGAAGGTGATCCGACTAATAAGGATCAGCCTGATCTGGTTGCTACTGATGGTGGGTTCTTCCGTGTGTATGGTGCTTATAACATTCAGGCTATGTTCAACGTGGGAAGCTCCCTGTTGATCCTTGCTCAGAATGGTGTGTGGCGTGTGTACGGTGGTAGTGACTATGGTTTTGATGCTACCAACTACGTTATCGAACGTATCACTGATCACGGTGTGATTAGCCCTGATAGTATTGTTCTTGTTGACAACACTATTATGTTTTGGGGTGACGATGGTATCTATCACGTCCGTACCAATGAGTTCGGTGACTGGACTGCTCAGAACATTACCTTCAGCCGTATTCAGGACTACTACAGTCGTATCCCCGCTGAAGATAAGCGTAGGAGCAAAGGTGCCTACGATAGCTTCGAGCGTAAGGTTCGGTGGATTTACTACAACCGACTGACTGATGATACTCCTACGAATGAACTAGTGCTGGATATTAATCTACAGGCGTTCTATATCAATCGGATTATGCAATACGAAACTAACGTTCCTCGTATGGTTAGCCCGATGAAGATTAATCCTTATCAGATTATCAACGTTACCACCCCTGTTGTTGTTAACACAGAACAGGTACAGGTCAACGCTGAAGATGTAGTGATGGGGATTGAAGATACTCTCACCAATCCTATTCAGGAAATTGCGTATCTAGTTGTCACACAGATTGTTCCTGTCATCAAATACACCTTCGCCCTCTATCGTAATATCGATTTCCGTGATTGGTATTCGTTTGATGCTGTTGGTCTTGATGCTGAAGCTTTCCTCGTGACTGGCTACTCAGCAGGTCCTGAAGGACAGCAGAGGGATCATATGAGAAATAAGGGTGTGCCTTATCTCTTCGTCCATTGTCGTCGTACTGAGACTGGCTTTGAAGAGTTGATCGATGGTGACTTTGAACCTGTCAACCAGTCTTCTTGTCTGGTACAAGCTAGGTGGGATTGGTCTGATAGTTCCAACTCTAATCGTTGGGGCAACCAGTTCCAAGCGTATCGCTATAGAAGGCTCTACTTCCCTGTGGACGTTCTCGATACGTATGATACAGGGTTCACTACGATTGTAACCAAGAATAAACTTAGAGGTAAGGGTAGGGTGCTTTCTTTGAAGTTCTCTACAGAACCTTATCGTGATCTGCATCTGTATGGGTGGAGTTATTTGATGAGTGTGACTGGCAATGTATGAAGATTATAAGAAAGCTGTATATCACGAGGATGAAGATTTCAGCCTCACTGTAGAGATGATGGACGATCTTCCATTCATTCACCTCAATATTAAGAAAGCCTCTAAGGCTACTATAGACAGTGTGATGAAGAAGTTTGCAGAGGTTAAGGCTCTTGCCTACTTCGATGGTTATGAAGCCATCTACACGTACACGCAGGATAAGCGTATGTTTAATCTGTTCAAGCCTGACAGAGTTCTCGGGCCTATGAATTATCTTGGTAAGAAATATGAGGTGGCAGAATGGGTCTTGAACTAGT